CCGCCGGGGGCGCACACACTTCAAGGCGGGGTTCGTTAAAAAAAAGTAGCCGGGACCGCCCCGAACGGGAGGAGAATCAGGAGCCCGCAGTGCAGGATGTGGGACTGGCGTACAGCGGCCCGCCTCTTTTCGCTGAGCTACCGCGCCTCGCTGCAGATGCGTTCCACGTGAAACAGCGTCCTCGCACGGCGAACACCGCTTCCGCTTTTTGCTGCTTCCGAGCGCGTCGTTTCCCTGCCTCATCGCCTCGTCTCTGCGAAGCGCTTGGATTGGTTGTATCGAACCGCCTCGCCTCAACGCGACGTTGCGCCCTGCTGCCTCGCTTTCGGCGTGCGTTGAAGCGCTTGCCCACGCGTCGTGGTTGCAACAACCGAAGCGCTCATTCCTGTGTTCCCTGCACGCCGCAGCTGTGTCCCTTCCTGCAGCGCCGCGTTGTGCGAAGCGCTTGGCTACAACTGACGCAACCGCTTCGCCTCTGCGCGTCGTGGTTGTGGCGAAGCGAGGACGCAACCGCTTCGCCTCATCGCACGCTGCAGTTGCACAACCAACGATTGCACAACTCTTGGCTGCTTCGCCGCCGGGTTGCAGCGACACCCCCCCACCACGCAAAAGAGGACCCGAAAGACAGGCAGGGGACCCGTTCCCGCTTCGCCGCATCAACGTTTCTGTTCACATGTACACTTCGTTTCACTGCGCTACGTTACCTTTGCTTCCGTGCCCCCTTGACGTCCACGTCTAGTCGTGCTATACTCGTTATAGGTCGCAGCACCGACGAAATCCGGAACCTGCCGAAGTAGTCTAGAAGACCTAAACACGCCGCGTCGCTGGGACTGCAAGCGGGCGCGGCACTGAACGAGGCGTCAATGAGCAATAGCGGCAGTGGCCCTGCTGGCCAACTCGTAAACACGACAGTGGAACGCGACACGGCTTTCTATGATCGTCTTCCACGAGACGTGCGGCGGGTAGTGGCCAATGCCGCTTGGGATTTCAACGCCGAGCAGATTTTCAATGCGATCTCCCAGCACCCTTTCGGTGCTGCCGATATGGTCCGCGAGGGTATCAACGAAGAAATCTATAAGAATAGCTGGACAAAAATTGAACGACGCGGGGATTATGTACTATTCCGCAGGACTAGCGCCCCACGCGCGCGTGTGGTAAAATAAGTACGCTAGCAACCCAAGGAGGTACCCGATGACCGATACTGACAGCAAGAAGTCTGAACCAGCCAAGAACCCCGCTCCGGAAAACCAGAGCACGAAACCCGTCGCGCCGCAGACCGAACTCGTCAAGGACAACAACCCTGGTTCCGAGCCGGCCAAGAACACGACCACCGACAACACGCCCGCACCGGAACCGTCCCCGAACACCGGCAGCAATGTCACGCCGGAGGAGCAGAAGGCACTCGACCGGCTGTTCGATGACATGGACGAACGCGAAGAAGCGGCCGATGTCCACCCGATGAAGGACGTCATGGCTCGCATCCGGAAGGTGGTCGCAGCTACCACCAATTCGCCCGACGACCATACTGTCTGGGGAGCAGCTGGGGTGAAGATTACCCTGGGCGATCTGCGCAACATGGTGCGGTACGGCAGCTAAAATACGTTCCACGTAAACTTGACGCCACCGAAAGGCCGTGCTACACTGGTTTTCGGTGGCGTCACCGTATTTGGAACACAATATGACTGAGCATTTCCCATCAGATTTGATACCATTGCCGACGATGCCGTGGGACGAGCGTCCTAAGGAATTGCCGCTGGATGTCGAAGAATGTAGGACCGCTCTCTGGCGGACGCGCGGAAATGTGACTAAGGCAGCAATACTGCTGAAAATATCATCAATGCGCCTGCGGCGTTTCGTAGACAGTAGTCCGCGCCTTTCGGCGGAAATGAAAGAAGCACAAGACATTCTGCTGGATATCGCAGAAGACAATGTCGCAGATGCGCTGAGCGATGAAACGGATGCTGCGCGCCGCGACAATATGTCGAAGTTTGTCTTGCTGAACTTGGGCGCACGACGTGGATACGGGCCGAAAGGCAGCGGTATTACGCTCAACGCCAACGGGCCGAAGGGAGCGTTCACGATATCGTGGGGCGACGGAACACAGTTCGAGCCTGAACTCGAAGGAAAGACGATAGACCATGACGCTGCTGAGTGACAACTTCGACATACCAGAAGACGCCGCGAAGCCTGTCGAAATCGTCATCCCATATGTTCCGCGCGCTCACTTCAAGCCAGTGCACAACAGCAAGAAGCGCTTTAAATTTGTGGTGGCGCATCGACGCGCCGGGAAATCCGTAAGCCAGATCAACGAGATCATCAAACGCGCTTTGCAGAATACAAGGACGTACCCGCCGCCGCGATACGGGTATGTCGGACCGTCGTTCGCGCAGACCAAAGACCTAATCTGGGGCTATGCTAAGCACTACACTGCGGGCATTCCTGGGGTGAAAATCTCGGAAGGCGACTTGCAGCTGACTCTGCCGAACGGGGCAATGATCAATCTGTACGGCGGCGCGGCGGCATATGAACGTATGCGCGGCCTCTACTTCGACGGGATCGTGCTCGACGAATACCCGCTTCTGAACCCCGCCGTGCTCAGCACCGTTGTCCGTCCGTGTCTCGCAGACTATCGAGGATGGGCAATCATTTCCGGAACCAGCAACGGCGACGATCACTTCCATGATCTGAAGAAGCGGTACGAGAAAGAAATCGCGAAGATGGGCGAGGCAGCGACCTGCGGCGTCTACATCATTCCAGTGACCGACACCGACGCGCTGCACCCCGATGAAGTGCTGGAAATGACCAAGGACATGACGCCCGAAGAATATGCGCGCGAAATGCTGTGCAGCTTCGACGCGCCAGTCGAAGGGTCGTACTACGGCGATATTATCAACGACCTGACTCTGATGACCCCGCCGCGCATCACCAATGTCCCATATGACCCCGCCTCGGCGGTGTTCACTTGGTGGGACTTGGGCATCGACGACGCGATGGCTATCTGGTACTTCCAGCGTGTCGGCGCAGAAATGCACATCATCCGCTACGAGCAGTTCGTCGGCAAGGGGCTGCCGGAATGCATCGCCATCGCCAAAACCCACGGCTATTCTTTCGGTGGGCATGTGTTCCCACACGACATCAAGGCTCGCGAACTCGGAACTGGCAGATCACGCTACGAGATAGTATGCGAACTGCTTGACAACGTCATTGTTGCCCCGATGCACAAGGTAGAAGATGGCATCGCGGCGGTGAAGTCGGTTCTGCCGATGTGCTGGTTCGACAAAGCCAACACCACTGAGGGCCTTTCGGCGTTGAAGAATTACCATCGGACGAAGACAGGCAGACCGGACCACAATTGGGCATCGCACGGCTCCGACGCATTTCGTGTAGGGGCAATCGCACTCAATCAGCTAATGGCATTCACTTCGTCCGGCAACATAGTAGCAATGGGCAAAGCATTGCGTCGTCGCATCAGAGGGATAAGATAATATGGAAAGCATCTTTCAGAACATCGGTGCGCGTCAGCAGTCCCCCGATACTAGTCTGGACGACGATTTCATCGGCAGCTACGAATATCGCATCAAGGCGATGATCGCAGATGCAGCGGACTACAACGATAGCTACCTATCGCCGCAGCGCGAAGAGAACCTGAAGTTCTACAACGGCGACTGGCCTCCGCTCGAACCGGTAACGTTCGACGATGGCCTCGAAGGTGACCCGATGCCTCCCGACGAGGAAGAACTGGACAACAGGTCGCACGCCGTCTCCACCGATGTTCGCGACACCGTTATGGCAATCCTGCCGTCGCTGGTGCGCATTTTCTGCTCGACCGAGAAGGTGGCAACATTCATTCCGAACGGGCAGGACCAAGTGCAGGCCGCACAGCAGGCGACCGAAGTGGTCGACTGGACATTCTGGAACGAGTGCGACGGTTTCTTGTTGCTGCACGACGTGTTCAAAGACGCCCTGATCGAGAAGGTGGGCGTCGTCAGATGGTGGACGGAGACGTCCGCCGTGATGCGGCAAAAACACTTCGCCAACGTGACCATCGCGAATATTCAGGCGGCCATCGAAAAGTACAACCAGGCGTCGCCGGACGGAACACCCATCGTGTCGGTCACCAAAATGACGCCGCCGCGTCCCGACGGAACGGTCGAAGAAGTGACGTTGCAGTACATCGAAAGCACGCCGCGCCTCTGCGTCGAGTCGGTGCCTCCGGAAAATTTCCGTATCGACCGCCGCGCGCGTCGCGTCAAGCAGTCGCGCCTCGTCGGGTACGAAGAACTGATCAGCTTGTCCGACGCAGTAGAGAAGGGCGTCGAATACGACGTCGCTGTCAACTACATCGGTGAATACAACTGGTGGTCAGTTGAGCAGAGCATCCGCAACCCAGCCACCGACATTTCGACGGTGCAAAACGATCTGGTGATCTATGGCGAATACTTCATCTACATTGACTCGGACGGTGACGGTATCGACGAACTTCACCAGATTTGCACGATCGGCGGCGACTACGACATCATCTCGGATGAAATCGTCGACGCGGTAAACTTCGCAGTGTTCTGCGGCGACCCGATCCCCCACACAGTAATCGGTGACGCTATCGCGGACCTAGTCAAGGATATTCAGACGATCAACACGCAAATACTGCGCGGATCGCTGGACAGCTTGAGCCAGTCGCTGTATTCCGATCTGGTCATTAACCAGCTTACCACCAACGTGACGGACGTCATGGCCGATGGTGTGGGTCGCATCATCCGCACGACGGGCGACCCGAATGCCTCGGTGAAGGAGTTTAAGCGCGAATTCGTCGGCCCCGACGCGTTCAACATGATGTCGACGATGGACGCAATCCGCCAACGCCGTACCGGCATTTCGGAGGCGTCCAAGGGTATCGACCCAAAGGCTCTGCAGTCCACCAATGTGATGGGCGTCGACGCTATCGTCACCGGAGCGCAGGAACGCATCGAATTGATTGCCCGCATCTTCGCGGAAACGGGTCTGCGCGACGTCTGGCAGGGCATGTTGCGCGAATTGACGCAGTATCCCAATCGAGCGAAGTCTCTGGAGATCAACGGGAAATGGGTTGAGTACGACCTTTCGGTGTTTGACCCCAACATGAAGGTCAAGGTCAACCCGACGATGGGCAAGGGTTCCGACATGAACCGGCTGATGGTTCTGCAGACCATCATGGGTATTCAGAAGGACATCTTGACCACCTACGGGATGGGCAACCCATACGTCCATCCGAGCAACTTCATGAATACCGTGTCGGACATCGCCGCGATCGGCAACGTGAAGGATATCACCAGATACTTCAATCCGGTCACGGAAGAGCAAGAGCAGCAGATCATCAACGCGCCGAAAGAGCCGACACCGGAAGAAATCGTGGCTCGGTCGACGATGGAAGAAGTGCGGTCCAAGACAGCCAAGGCCATTGGCGAGCAGCAGCAGAGAGCAACTCAGGCCAAGGCCGACGAAGATTTCCGCCGCGACAAGCTTACGCTCGACACCGTGTCGAAGCTGGCTATCGCCCTCGCCAAGACCGATCTATCTACCATCGAAAGCTCGGCACCATTCGTAGAACAGGAGAATTCGCGCAATGCGTGATATACCACGTCGCCTTTCGCCGCAGGAGATCGACGAGCGGGCCGCTGAGGCCCGCAACATCATTGCCTCGCCGTTTTTCCAGATGATGTTTGCTGAGTTGGAGCAGGAATACGTTAACCAGCTCATTCAGGCGGATGTAGGGGAATTGACGGCCAGCACCGCCCATGCTAGTATTAAGGTACTAGCCCACGTGAAGAGCAAACTACAGTCTTACATAGACGATGTGGCTCTTCGTAACCGGACACAGAGAGTTATCAGATGACCGAAGGTCTTGAACAAGCCGCCAATGCATTCGAAGCCGCTATCAGCACCGGCACCCGCGAACCATCGCAGCGCCGCGAGGCTCCGAAAGACGAACGTCCAACCGAGTCGATGTTTGAAAACGTTGGCGATCTGGAAGTGGACGACGAAAGCCCCAATCAGGGCGGCGGCGATGACCTTCCGTTGAAGGCCCCGAAGCGCAACCGCGAGGAGAATGACGACGATGAAGGATTGCCCGACGGGGATGATGGCGAAGGGGATGAAGGGGATGAAAACCCCGATGAAGAAGGGGAAGAAGACGGCGAAGGGGACGAAAAAGACCCCAACGAAGACGAAGATGCCGTTTATGAGGTAATGATCGACGGGGAACGCAAAGAAGTTCCCCTTCGCGAAGCCCTCGACGGCTATATCCGTCAGGAAACTTTCCATCGCCGCCTCAACTGGCTCAATGGGGTCAAGACCGAGGTGGCGGACGAGGCCAAGAAAGTCGTCGCGATGCGCGACGAATACTCGGATAAGCTCACGACCCTCACTAAGCAACTTGACAGTCTCGGACTGCAGGAGCCGAATTGGGAAGAGGAGTACCGGCGCGATCCTACCGCTGCCGCGAAGATGCAGAAAGATTGGAACGCCTACACGCAACAGCGGGCGGCCATCGACGAAGAGATCAAGGCCGAGAAACAGCGCCGCTCTCAGGAGCAGATCGAGCAGGAAGCTGCTTGGACGCAAGAGCAGAACCGGCAGTTGCTACGCAACAATCCTCATTGGAAAGATGAGGCCAAAATGACTCGCGACGTGCAGCGAATGGCCGAAACAGCCCGCGCTGCTGGGTTCAACGAGGACG